GAGGGCCTGGTACGCGATTTCCTTGAAACACTGCTGCCGGAAAACTGGGAGGACATGGATACCTATGAACGACGTGCGTATCTGACCGATAGCGACTTCGCTGCCGCAAGCCAGAAGGCGACGATGAAACGCTCCAAGGTCTGCAATCTGGAAATCTGGTGCGAGGTGTTCGGCAAAGACCGCGCCAACATAAAGCGCACCGACTCCAACGAGCTGGCGGCGATGCTGGTAAAACTGGACTGGGTCAGGTTACCAAAAAAGGAGCGCGTAAAGGGCTACGGCTCGCAGTTTATCTTTGTTCCTAAAAGTGTTCCCATGTGATTTTCCAGGAACAGACGGTCACCGTTGGGAGCGGGAGCTTGTAGCCCAAGTACCCAGAATTGAACTTGGGAACACTTTCGGGAACACCCCAGCGGTGCCGCCGCAAGGCTACTTTTTTAGTATTGTTCCTGTGTTCCTAATAATTATCAATAAATGAAATCTATAAAACAAACAAGACAGAATGCCTTAAAACGCATATTCGCGCGTATAAGGGTTTTTTGGGACTTGAGAACAAGGAGGAAAATCTAATGGCAATCAATGATGAAAGGTCAAAATATGAACTGGACAGCGCATATGTGTGTCGCTGTCATAAGCGATTGAAAGATTGGGGTGCTCCACTTGACCATTGGGAATGCGTCGATGTTTACGACGTGGCTGATGAAGATAATGAAGTGACGGAGTTTTTCACCTGCGAGCTTTGCGACTGCCCACAAGTGCGATTCGTTCATGTGATGCATCACGACGATTTCTTTGAAAATATCAGCGTTGGCTGTATCTGTGCAGGAATTATGGAAGGCGATATCCTTGCGGCAAAAGCCCGCGACAATGAGATGAAGAACAGAGCTAAACGAAAGCAGAACTTTCCGCAAAGAAAATGGAAACGTACACAGCGTGGCGGTCTTTATACCAATTATCGCGGTACACAGGTTTTCATCAACCACAGCTACTACAACCAGAGTCATCTTGGCGTCTATGTCAACGGTCAAGCTTACTGGTCATACAAAGGCAAGCCTATCACAAGCTTTCTTTCCGCTGCATACGCCGCTTTTGAGCTTGTAGACCCTGTTTCGAGGATAATGGGATGAGAGAAAAAACGATAGAACACAAGTTGACAATCGCAGCAAAAAACATGGGAGGCATCGCGCTGAAGTTCGTAAGTCCGGGTTTTGACGGAATGCCTGACCGTATTGTGCTTATACCGGATGGTCTTATTGGCTTCGTGGAAGTAAAGGCCCCAGGAGAGAAGCCGCGTCCATTGCAGATAGCGAGACACGGACTGCTTCGGCGGCTCGGTTTCAAGGTGTATGTCCTTGATGATGAACAGCAGATTGGAGGAATTCTCGATGAAATACGAACCTCATAACTACCAGACCTACGCGACCCGTTACATCGAGGAGCATCCGATATCCGCCGTTCTCTTAGATATGGGACTTGGCAAGACGAGCATCACGCTGACGGCGCTGAATGACCTGCTGTTTGACAGCTTCGAGGCACATCGCATTCTGGTCATCGCCCCGCTGCGAGTAGCACGGGACACATGGATTGCTGAAGCGGATAAGTGGGATCACCTACAGAACCTCATCTGCTCCGTGGCTGTCGGTACCGAAGCGGAACGCCGTGCAGCGCTTATGAAGCCTGCTGACATCTATATCATCAACCGAGAAAATGTCCAGTGGCTGATTGAAGACAGCAAGCTGCCATTCACCTTTGATACCGTCGTGGTTGATGAGCTGTCATCCTTTAAGAATTATCAAGCAAAGCGGTTCAGGGCGATGATGAAAATCCGACCGACTGTTAAACGCATCATCGGGCTGACCGGCACTCCCAGCAGCAACGGTCTCATGGATTTATGGGCAGAATTTCGGCTGCTGGACATGGGCGCTCGGCTCGGACGGTTTATCAGCCACTACAGACTGGACTACTTCCAGCCAGATGAACGTAACGGACAGGTCATATTCAGCTATAAGCCCCTGCTGGGAGCTGAACAGCGGATATATGACAAAATCTCCGACATCACCATCAGCATGAAATCCACCGACCACCTAAAAATGCCGGAGCTGGTCAGCAGTGAATATACAGTGCAGCTCTCCGATGATGAGAAAAAGCGATACGACGAATTGAAGCAAGATCTCGTATTGCAGCTTCCGGGTGGCGATATTACTGCCGCCAATGCAGCCGCTCTCACCGGCAAGCTGTGCCAGATGGCAAACGGCGCTATTTATACCGACGATGGCAGCACAGTCACGATTCACGACCGAAAGCTGGACGCACTGGAGGATATCATTGAAGCCGCTGGCGGAAAGCCGCTTCTGGTAGCTTACTGGTTCAAACATGACCTTGCCCGAATAACAGAGCGGCTAAATAAGCTACATGTTTCGTTCTCCAAGTTGGACAGTTCCGAGAGCATCAAGCGCTGGAACGACGGTGAGCTTCCTGTAGCGCTTATCCATCCCGCTTCTGCCGGTCACGGGTTAAATCTTCAAAACGGCGGCTCCTGCATTGTCTGGTTCGGGCTGACATGGTCACTGGAGCTTTATCAGCAGACCAACGCCCGACTCTGGCGGCAAGGACAAAATGCCGAAACTGTTGTGGTGCAGCAAATCGTTACCAAAGGCACAATCGACGAGCGTATTCTGAAGGTATTGTCCAAGAAGGACAGCACCCAAGCGGCGCTTATCGATGCGGTGAAAGCCGATCTGCACATCTGAGACAATCAACGACAATCCGTGCCAATCCGAGAGAAATACAAAATATCGGAGGTACAGATTATGAATCCATACGAAGAACTGGCAAACGCCATCGTACTGCAAGCCGTCAAGGATTACCGGCTTCATGAGGATAAGCGTGAGCTTGCCAACATCGAGCGCTTCTTCTGTTCTGCTTGGTTTAGCACACTGACAAGTATTAATCCAGAAATGCTGATCTACAAGCTGAGAAAGGAGAAGAAACATTATGAATACTAAGACCTACCTTTCTCAGGCGCGTTATCTGGACATGCGTATCAAGTCAAAACTCCAGCAGATAGAATCCTTAAATGAACTAGCAACGAGTTGTTCCTCAGTTCTCACAGGTATGCCAAGAAATCCTAACAATGGTGGTTCCAGAATGGCGGATGCTGTATGCAAGATGGTTGACCTGCAAAACGAGCTTAAGCAGGATATCGAAATGTTGGTAGATTTGAAAAAGGAAATCATGAACACTATCCGCATGGTAACTGATGCCGAACAGCAGACCCTATTGGAAAAGAGATACCTCTGCTTTCTTACCTGGGAGAAAATTGCGGTTGAAATGCACTACAGCATACAACATATCTACCGAATGCATGACGAAGCATTGAATAATGTGGAAAGCATAATCAGCATGAGAGTAAATAAGAGTGAATGAGAGTAGCCTCTTATGATATCATTATAATGGCGAAAGAATAAAGGCAGGCCTTGAGGGAGCGATCCCCCAGGGCTTTTCTTATGTCCGACTGGAGGTGAAAATAAATGCCATATAAACCTAAACGTCCCTGTGCTTATCCCGGCTGCGGTCGGCTTGCAATACGTGAGCAATACTGCGCCGAGCACCAAAAGGTCATGGACAAACAGTACAACCAGTACGAACGCGACCCTGCTTCAAACAAACGATACGGTCGTGCTTGGAAGCGTATCCGTGATCGTTTCATCAAAGCACACCCTCTCTGCGAGGAGTGCCTCAAGCAGGGTAAGCTGACACCAGCCGAGGAAGTCCACCACATCCTCCCGCTCTCTAAAGGTGGTGGCAATGAAAATAGCAATCTCATGGCTCTTTGTAAATCTTGTCACTCATCTATAACTGCAAGAGATGGTGACCGGTGGAGAAAATGAGGTATCGCTTACATTTTGGTACGATACCTCAACGTAGTCTATTCGGTTTGGTCACTCCCAGTGGGGGTATCAAAATCTCTACAACTTTTTTAAGCGGACAGCGGCGTGGGCCCTCGTGTTGAAATTCGCATAAGTTTTCAGGGGAATAGCCCCTGCAGGAAAGTGAGGTGGTTTTATGGGCCAAAGAGGACCCAAACCCGGCGCGGGTGGAAGACCCAAAAAGCCGATATCAGAAAAAATAGTTGCCGGTAATCCGGGAAAAAGACCGCTTACCGTAATAGATTTTGGGGATAGCGCGGTGGAGCTTGAAGGCAGAGAAATGCCGAAGCCTTCAGAATTTTTATCAGCAGCACAAAAGGACGGTTCAACACTTTGCGCCGCTGAAATATATGAGAAAGTATGGTATTGGCTTTCAAAAAGAGGCTGTGCTCATCTTGTATCACCACAGCT